GTATAGAATTTATTGAAGATTCGGTTTCATCTGTTTTAAATCAAACATATGATCAATGGGAACTGTTAATTGGTATTAATGGTCATCCACAAAATTCAGAAGTATATAAAATAGCCAAGGAATATGAAAAAAAAAGTAATAAAGCGGAGCAAGCCTTTGGCAAGATAAGAGTATTTGATTTTTATACTATTAGAGGTAAATCAAATACTTTAAATGAAATGATACAATTCTGTAATTATAATTATATTGCTATTCTTGATGTAGATGATATATGGCATCCACAAAAATTAGAAGTACAAGCATCTCAACTAGATAATTATGATGTTATTGGTTCAAATTGTATTTGGTTTGGTGATAGACCGGGCATTGTACCAACAATTCCTGTAGGAGATATTAGTGATTTTGATTTTACTCTTGTTAATCCTATTATTAATTCAAGTTCTTTAACAAGAAAGGAATTATGTTATTGGAATGAAAATGGTATTGAAGATTATGATTTATGGCTAAGATTAAGAAATCAAAATAAAAAATTTTATAATTTTAAAGAAATTCTTGTTAAACATAGAATTCATAATGCGTCAGCTTTTAATTCAAAAGGAAACGATAATAAGGTTGAAGGTTTACTTAAAAGTTATGGATTAACTAGAGAAATGACTATAGTAGAAGAACCTAAAAAAACACCTACTTTTGTAATAGAACAAAAACGAAAAACGGTAAAAATGTCATCTAAAGATAAAATTAAAATGAATATAATAAATTACAATTAAACATTTACTCTGATCCAATCTGGCGGACATAAATCTCTTGTATCATTATTGGCGACTTTTCCAAACCACACTGATGGATAACACACTATTTTATCAGCATGTGTATTTAAATAAGCCGCCCACCAGCTAAAAGAGCTATTCGCAATTATATTATGATGACAACAACTCATTAAAAGCATTTGTTGCCAGTCTTCTAGAGTATTTGTTCCTCTTTCAAATTTATACATTGGATAGTTGGTTATTAATTTATTAATTATAATTAAAACATCATCTATATCGCAATCTTCACAAAAATAAAGAACTCTAAAATTAACATTAGGTTTTGAAATTTTCATATACAATAATGATCTCTCGTAAAAATCATATGTAGCCAATGGATGGAAATCCTGTATTTTTTTATAATCTCCAATTCTGAAATGCATACTTACAGTATTTTCCAAATCCAGATATTCTGGAGAAGTTAATCCAATATTATTTAATAAATCATTTTTCATTTTATCAATATTTAATAATCTATAAATAATAGAATAATTTTCTTGAAAATATTTATAACTTTGAAAATAACCATAAATCATAACATTTCTGTTTACCATTTCTCTAACAGCTAATTCACTGTATGGAAATCCATTCTCTCTTATAACATGAATAGGTTGGGGTAATTCTGGTATTAAAAATGGTTTCATAGTTGAAAAAAAAGATTCCCAAAATGTATGTCTAACTGTTGTAGAACCACCACCTAATGTAGTTAAATTTAAGAATTGAAAACGATTTCTGCTCTTAATAGCATAAGAAATTGTAGCAAAAATTTGGAAAATTTGATTGCCAAGACCGCCCATTAAATTACAAGTTATCATTATTATTAATTTGTTATTTTATTTTTAAATAGTTAATTTGACCAATCAATATTTGCTCCCAATAATTCTTCAACCTTTTTAAATATTCCAGAATCAAAGAATCCATTATGTGCTGACAATGGAGAAGGATGTACACCTTTAATTATTCTCTCTTTGTTAGAAATAAAACAATCTTTTGCTTTCGCAAAATTACCAAGAAGCAAGAAAACACAGCTCTTATTTTCTTCACTTACAAATTTAATAACATTATTTGTAAAACCTTCCCATATTTTCATTTGGCTTCCAGGTTTGCCTTTAATTACAGATAATGAAGCATTTAAAAGGAATATCTTCTCTCTATAGAACCATTTCTCAAGATTTCCTGAGTCAAAATTATAGTTACGTTCTGGAAATTCATTTTGTAATTCCTTATAAATATTCCGCAATGATGGAGGTATTTTTATACCTTCTGGAACTGAAAAGCTTAATCCATGTGCTTGTCCAGGACCATGATATGGATCTTGTCCTAACAATAATACTTTTATCTCTCTAACATCCATTTCAAAGACTCGAAATAAATGTTCTTTCTTTGGATAAACAGGTTCAGAACAAGAATATATTTCATCAATTGAAATATTAAATTTATCAAATAAAGGTTTCCAAGATTCGTGATAAGTATTCATATTATTATTTGTAATATTATTATATAAAATATTTGTTATTCATTTTTATTTTTTAAGAATGTATGACTTCAAGCATTATTTCGGAAGGTAACAATGTTTTTTCGCGACCATTATTATCAAGTATTTCTATTTTTGTTAACCAATCTAACGGCAGTGTCATCATACCACAATTATGAAATGAAGCGTTTTGTTCGCATTCGACTTTATTAACCCTCAATGTTGTATTTATAATGTCAATAAAATTTGCTCTAAACATTATTTTTTCTTCTTCTTCACCTGAGCGTATTATATAAAACGCACATCTTTGTCCTTGGTTTATGTCTTTGAATAATTCTGTCATTATACTTTTGTAAATTAATATAATTTATATTTAATATATTCAATTTTATTTAAAATAAAAATGAATAAATTTTATAAAATAAATAAATATCATATAAATAAATAACAATGTACACTACAAAGTATAGACCAAATAAGTTAGATGATTTTGTTGGTAACAAAAATGTTATCCAACCATTTATTCGTTGGTTATTAGAATGGAACGCAAACGATAAAAAAACAAAGTGTGCTTTAGTTTCAGGTGTAAATGGCGTTGGTAAATCGCTTCTAGTTGAGCTTATTTTGAAGAAACATGATTTTAATATTATAAATTTATCTATTGACGATGATAGAGATAAAGAGACTATTAATGAAACTATAAAGCCTCTTCTTAAAACAAAGAAAACATTTAACGGACAAGATAATTGTTTAGTTGTAAGTGATATTGATAGTAGTGGTGGTGATTATGGATTTATTTCAACCCTAACTGAATGTATTAAAGAAACACATATTCCGATTATTTGTATTTGCGATGACAGATATAGTCAAAATATAAAACCAATATTAAATTATTGCGTTGATTTTAAACTAAGCAAACCAAGTTATGATGATATTTACAGATTGATTTACAAAGTTGTTACTACTGAACAAATTAAAATTGGTAAATCAGGTGTTGATAAATTATTTGAAGAAGCAAATGGTGATATTAGATTCATATTGAACTCGTTACAGTTAGGTGTTAAAAGAGGTGAATCTAATAAGAATATTCAAAGTGCGAATATATTTGATACAACAGGCCAGTTATTTTCACAGGAAAATAGCATTGATGATAAATTGCGTTATTATTGGATGTCTCATGATATTCATACATTAATGGTTCAAGAAAATTATATTAATAACACTTTAACAACAAAAGATGACGTTAAAAGGTTAGAAAATATAGCATATTCAGCAGATTCGCTCTCAGATGGAGACATATTTGATGCTATATTTGATTTCGAATTGTCTCCATATGTTGCTATAAATACCATTAAAGCAACATCTAAATGTAATAAGAAAGGAATGGTAAAATTTCCTCAATTTCTTGGTAGAACATCTACCATGAATAAGAATAAAAGAGAAAAGAACAATATTGATGAAGTTAATTTATTAGGTGAAAAGCCAAAGGTTACTAAGGCAAAAGCAGAATCAAAAGTAAAGGCTGAATCTAAGTTGAAGAGAGAAACTAAACCAAAGGCTAAGAAATAAGCAATGTTATATTATTAACTGGTTCAATAAAATTTTTATGTTTGGTACTTCTGTTATGTTCTGCCTTACCAGAACATCTTACTTCAGAACCACACTCGCAAGTAAAGGTCTCTTTTTGTTTTGCTAAAATTTTTGCTTTATTTTTTTGATACCATTCATCTTTATATTCTTTAACTGTTTCTTTATTTTCTTCAGCATAATGTTTAGTTTTTTGTTTGATTTCTTCTTTATGTTCTTCATAATATTTTTGCGTTTGTTCTTTAATATGTTCTTTATGTGATTCGTTATATTCTTTTTTAAAATCTTTGATTTTTTCAGAATTTTTCTCTCTATATTCCTTTTGTTTTTGTTTAAATATTTCTGATTTTTCTTCTTGAGATATTTTGGATTCTTGTTCTTTTATAATACCACAAAGTTGATTTTGGTAATCAATATGAGTTTTTGATTGAAGATGCCTATGTTTATTTCCAAATGTATAGTTATTTCCGCATTCACAATGAATAACCAGTTTTTTTTGTTCGGATATTTTTTCTTTGTTAGCTTCTTTCCAAGATTTATTGGCATGAGAAGCTTCTTCTTTATGTTGTGACCTGTATATCTTTTTTTGTTCAGCCAATTTTTCTTTATTTTTCACTCTATATTCTTTTTGTTTTTCTGATATTTGTTCTTTATGTTCTTCAGCATACTGCTTTTGATATTCTAATTTTTGTTCCTTATTTTCCTCGTAATTTTGTTTTGATTTTTCAAGAATATAGTCTTTCTTTTCTTCATACCAATTTTCTTTATAAATTTTTGGTTCTTCTTTACATTTAGCATAAGGTTTATTAGTATTTAGCTTAGCACCTAATTGTTCTATCCAATAATGTTCTGTTGATTCTGCTTCTCTTTTATTTTTAAGATTATGTTCTTGAATTTGAATCATTGACCAATTATTCCAACCTCCATTATCTCTAATAAATTGATATACATACTGATTATATTTTTTGTCATTTTCATTACAACAAGATGTTTTATGTTGATTTTTTCTTTGAGTAAAATTTGTAGTGTGACCAATATATATATCTAAAATAGTAGTATCTTTACAGCAAAGTTTGTAAATAATTGTTTGTGAATAATCCGTTTGATTTTTTGGCATATTATAATATATATGAATAATTTATTTCTAAATAGTTTACGAATATCTTATAATATTTTATTTTAT